TTATCGAATGCGGACCGTTTTGCAATCCGGGCACATAACTAGTTTAGCTGTGTCTCTATCCTGAGTTGCCGAGTTCAATCCTCTACTTTTCACAAGAAAAACGTAGTTCTTATCTGGGGCAATTGTGACAAAACTTGCCTCGCCTTCTTCAAAGCCGCAGGCTGCACATTTTATATTTTCCATTAAAAACACCTCCCTACGTCAATTATATCAGCGTAGAAAGGCGTTGTGTGGAGGGCGGGTCAGTCTTGGCGTTCGAACTGGACGACCTCTTCGATCGGACAGTCTAAGTATTCGCAAATATAAGCGATTGTAGTTAACGAAACAAATTCGCCGGCTGAGAACTTCGCCATGATTGTCGGGGAGATGCGTAGATCATCCTTTAGTTGTTTCTTTGTTATGTCTTTCTTTAATAAAGTCATCTCTAGTGGTTTATAGTTTGGTTTTAAGGTTAATGATTTCTTCGTCATTCTAATACCTCCGAAAATGCTTGCTATGTTTATGAACTTATTATAACATATATGCATAGAAATAATACAAAAAAGTGTAGAAAAAATACATAAAAGTGTTGACTTAAACTACACAAAAGTGTATTATAGTATTAGAAGGACGGAACAACAGTCCTTCAAAAACAGAAAGGAGGACGGAAGATTGATTGAACTAATAACAAAGCTTTCCGTTATCGCCGCATCTTGGCTAACGATTCTTAAACTCTTGTTAGAACTTCGAAAGATGCGAAAAGAGACGAAAAGCAAAAAGCGACGCTCTCCCTCCAAGAAGAAACGTCGCAAGTAACCAAGACGGGGCGAAAGCCCCGGCTGTTCAATCAATTATACCACATATGAAAAAGATTAATACAATCGAAATTTTTCTAATCGTTGCCCTTTGCTTCTGGATCGCAAGCATGAATTTTACAGCACTTTCTGTTTTAGACTTCATCGGACTTGGCACAGCGGTCGTATATTGCGGTTTGATCGTGTGGAAATTACTGTCCCGATGAAAAACAAAACGACGTTCGGCGGCAGCGAAGTCGTCGGACGTCACTAAACGAAAGGATGATCCGTTATGACAAACGTTATCAATAAAAACAGCCTTATTCCGGCTGAGTACGTTATATATAATTTCGCAGGAGAAGGAAAAGATTTGCGGAAGGACAAACAGCTCGTTCACGTAGGCGGTAACTTGGCGATTGGCTACGAAGAGGGTTGCGGTATTATGCTTTATGAAATGGCTGGCGATCATGGCGCTTGGGAAATCGGAGATAATGACCGGGTTTTACATGATATATACGACGACGGTTGGCTCTCCGATGTCCCGATCCAAAAGCTCGCGAGTATGTCGGTTCTTGAATTCATGCTCACGGTTGCCGAAAGGAAAGCGAAGAAAAAGGCGGTGGTTTCATGAATATTCGTAGTACACTTTACCTGATTGCGCGAATTCTCGGTGATGTCAACGCAGTCAAACGCGGGAAAATCGGTCAAAGAATTGTCCGGAGGGCGGCCGGAAAAGCCATCGGCAGACTTTTCAAGTAGTTTAGACTCGTTTGTCAACAATTACCTCTAAAAACTTTGTGACTTTCGACATATTTCGACGGAAAAATTCTCAATAGTCAGGTAATATAGTGAACAACAAGGGAACACTTGTACGGGTGAAAATTCGGGTGGCTTATGTAAGCCACTTCTCGGTTGACGGGTGATGCTTAATCCCGCCAGCGACTGTCTATTCTTGCGGAATCCATTCGTACAGATCATCTATGGTGCAGTTTAAGATCTGCGCAAACGTTCGAGCAGTTCCGAGAGTCATTTCTTGTTTACCCTGTACGTACTTAGAGATATGACTCTTATCGTAACCACTTTTGTCCGCAAGCATCGTTTGTGTAAAGCCACATTCGACTAACAAGTCGCGAAGTAGACACCGTCCCGGTCTGTACTTCACCGATTAAACACCTCCGCAAAGCTTTTATCGGGCTTTACGAAGGAAATTATAAACTATTGCCGTCTGTTTTTCTATTCGTTTCTGGATGCACAATAATTTGGAGGAAGAAGGGGAAGGGTTTGAAAAGTTTATCGGACGAAATTTTCAATTTGATTGAAGATAGCGATCTAAAACCGACAAAAGTAGCAGAAATGGTTGGGATATCAGGAACTACTCTGTCTGATTTGAAAGAGTCTGATACCATCGGATTCATTTCAATGCTTAAGATAGCGCAAGTTTGTAAAGGATCTGAGTATCACGATGTCATGAGGAAATGGTGTCAGGTGCTCTTCACGACCGAATCACTTAAACATGCTTTCGAGTATGCGGCGGTTAAGAGGGACGTGGATCTTCTCGGAGAGTTGTTGTGTAAAACGAAAAATGATGAATACCTAGATTTGTATCGCAGTGTGTATGGATTAATCTACAGTTTTATGAGGGGAAAGATTCCGTTTCTCGATCTATATAATGAGCTTAAAAGTGTCCGAACGTCGAAGGACAAAAGCTTGTCGATCATAGTGAATATCTATAACTGCTACATGCTTTACTACAAAAAGGACTTCCTTGGGATATTAACGAGAGCTAAGAAGATCGAGAAAGAAATTCAAAAACTAGGAAATGGCAGAAGATCTTTTTTTAAGCAATGCTATACTTACAGATTATCCGAGGTTATGATGCCGGTACATCTTCACTTCTCTAATTTTGAAGCAGCGCGACGTTACGCGGAAATTTTAATTCACTCCAATATAAGCTACAAAGCACTATCGGATGGGTATTACGGGCTTGGGATGTCTTACTTACTGAGCAATAAATCTTTATGTTTGAGGTATCTTGAACGCAGTTATCAGGCGATGAGCAAAATCGAAAGAACTGATCTTATCGCTGAAACTAAAACAAACTTTGAACTAGCTAAACTGTATTTCGATGTTCGAGAAGGGATGTCTATTCCTGAGATGAAGCGCTTCTTAATGAATATGACATTACGAGATGAGGCTGATTTCATAAAATACTTTGGTTTTATATCAAAAAATAGTCTGTCATCGATCTATGAAGGTATAAGCTATTTCTTCAGTAAAAAGAATTTTTTATTTGCTTATTTAATTGCCGATGATCTTGCTCGATTTGGCGTCGACGGTGAGCAAGTTGAGGCTTTAAAGTCGATAAAATTAATTGATAAGGTGGAGATTAGTTTTGAAAAAGAAGTTATTAGCTGTTTTAATCACTGGGATCGTGTTGGTATCAGCCGGGTATCTTAGCCAAAAAGAACAACCTGTAACAAACAGTGCAAAAGACGAGTTTAAAGTAGCTGAGCTTAATCCCGGAGCCTAATGCTTTTGCCCGCTGGCGCTTGTCGGCGGGCTAATCCTAAAATTCAGGGAAATTTAAAAAATATGAAATGGCTTAAAATTCAAATTCTTTTGTGAAGTAGTGGTATATTTTTCTTAAAGGCAAACGCGTTTTGGCGAACGCATAACAAAAAGGCCGACCCGTTGGCGCGGGCGACCCGTAAATCTCAGTTAGAAGATACAACAAACACGACATTTACACTCTTGGCGGAGTAATCGTATTTGTCAATCGCTGTTACTTGCACATAACAGCTTTTTAAGCAACCAAAAGAACCCGAAGGTTTTGTTACTTATTTTGTATTTTATCCGTTGTCACCGGATTTTACAAGGCGAACAGTATGCGAACACCTTCGGGAAATTGAATGGAGGTCAATGATATGCCAGTCGATTTCACATGGATATTTTCAATATCCGCAGTAATCGTAGTGTTTATCTTAGGCTGCATGGTATGGGCGGTTTGGAAAACAGATTCCGACGCTCAAAACAACAACTTCGGAGGGTTCGATAATGAATAAATATAACGTTTCTCGATCAGCAGTAAAAAACGCGGCAGCTCGTCTCAGTCTTACAAATGCGCAGGCACCGAACGCCTTAATTAAATACGCACAAGGCGCCGCGTTCGTTTGGGCGCTCGACTCTACAAGCGGCAGCCAAGCCGTTTACGATAATTACAAAGAAAGAGTGCGCCTTGTTATCGCTGAGAATGGCACCATCTTGGACGTTTTCCCCATTGACTACGCGCTACAGTCACCGCAAAATCTCTCGGAAGAGGTACGCCAATCGCTTAAGGAATCGACTAAAAAGACTCTGATCGCGAGAAGAGACGAGATCCACCGCAAATGGTGCGAAGCTGAACTCGCTTTTCACGAAAATAGTTACGAAATCGCTAAAGTGCGCTTCGAATTAATTGACGCAGGTACCGAAGAAGCCCCGGCGTTAAACAGCCGTTTAGCGGACCTTTGCGCAGATAATAAGCGACTGCACGAAGATAGATCAGCATTCAGAAAAGAACGGACTGATTTAGAGCGTGTTCTTGTACCTTATATCTAAGATTGCGGACGGAACTAAAATTCGAGGGGGAAGCGAAATGGAGAAAGTAAAAGTAAATCATCTTTGGTTGGTCGAGGACGGAAAGCGTTTTGAAGAAGAGATTGACGCAGTTAATATCGGGAATGGTCACGTAATCACCATGACAAATGCTGAGGAAAACGAGCAACTAGTCTGCCTCTACTCACTGTATGAAGGCTTAAACGGACCGGAAATCGGGTGGTTCTCTGAAGTTCACGAAGACGTAGCGTATACGGTGCCGGAAAGCGGATCTGTTCCGAGCTTAGAGGAGATCGCAGCCATGTCAGCGGGCGAGCTTATGTTGTTCTTGGCAGGTAAGTACGGAAAGGAGGCGCAGCCGGCATGAGCCAGTTCCAAGCGCAGAAGGTGCATCTGGTCCGACACGGATCGGCGGATTTTCCCTATAAAGAAACCCATGACGCCTATTTAATCACAGCGGATACGGTAGCATTGTGCGACTTTGATGCGTGGGGCGGCGGCAGGTTTGCGTTTTACGACACGGGCGGCCTAACGCAAAAGAATGACGGATACCACTTGTACGACGATGCACACCCGGAATCGTTCTCATTTGAGTTCGCTAAGGCTACGGCGGCTCTAAAGAAACTCGACGGCCGCACAATTACAGATATGAGTGTCGCGCAGTTCATGCGGATGTTTTTCACGGGAGGAGAAGGCCATGTATAAAGTAGGCGAAACTGTACGTTTTTGGGGCGTTAAGACGGACGGCTTGACGTGGTTATCAGCCGAAGCCATGACCGGTAAGGTAATCGGCCGGCAGCACGAAGAGCGGATATATACGATCGAGGGACAGCGGGGAACCGTTCACGATGTTCCGGAAAAGTTAATTGATTGAGGTTCCGCAATAAAAGCCGGTTAAACGCCGGCTTAAATCTGTCCGTGTTTAAAAGTACCTTCGCAGTTATGTATGGAAGGGAGTAAATTTGCGCGACATTTACACTAGGTGCATATTATCGGTTGTAAAAAGTTTCACTTTGGATGACGCAAATTCGAACACTACGATGGGGTTTTACTTATGAATGATGAAAGATTAGCAGAAAAATCTTGCCAGCCCGTAAGTTAATACGCAGTTAGTAATGAGGGGAGGAAGAGATCAAGGAAATCTTTTGCTAAATTGTGCGGCTTGAAAAAGTCGATAATGTAGGCGTCCAGTTTCGAGGTTATTTATGCAACTGATAGAGAGAATAAAAAAATTTTTTGCGCCTCAATCCTATATGTAACAAGGGATTCGGAATTTTTGGTTATTTTTAGGATGTGGCAAAAATAGTGGGTATATACCCGTTGTATATTAGAGGGATTTTTATCTCTAAAACTCAAAATAAGGGGATGTTTGTATGAAGAAATTTTCTAAAGTCGAAAGAAACCTTATCACTGTGATCTTAGACGGCCGTCGAAACGATTATAAAAAAGAACGTGACTTTGAGAAGGTGTTCGGTAGGGATGCGTCTATTGATCTTGCAGGCGGCCGCACATTTTTGTTGGACGACGCGTTGTTCGGAACAGATGGCGCTCCTGAGATTATTTACGATCTTCTGTACGAAACAGAATGCGATAATGTTAGCTTCGAAGTTATGGTTGACGCACTCGAAGCCGCAGTTAACGGCGATTGGGAGAACGTCCCAAGCGTTGAGGAAGCAGTCTATTTTACTGCTCATCAGGGAGAATATGAGCAAGTTCTACAAGATTTCTTAGGCGCATACAGAGCGATTCATTTATCTATGAAAGAAGAAGGCGTTGACGCAGGCGATCAATTAGACTCTATAGTCAATGAGGTTTTAAAAGGAATCGGCATCAACAAAACCGATTATGAAGTTTCTTTATTTGAGTTTCCGATTAAAGCTGAAGCGCTCAACATGGGCATTGTTCAGTCGATGCTAAGAAACGCTGACTGGACGGCTAGCAACGGAGACTTCGATTTTATTAAGCGCATCTTATTGGCTACAAAAGCTTTGAAGGATTGTGAAGCTGTGGATACCTTCCGTTTTCTACTAGATACCGAAGTGTTAGCTTTTTATGCAGTAGGGCTAGACCGCCGCGATCATGAGTTATGTGATAACGCAATAACTCTCTATTATGACGGCGAGAAAGCGATCGATGACACGATAAACGAAATCAAAAATCTTGTTAACGATCAGTAAAAAACACCCATTTCAAGTGGACTTTATGTGTAATTAGTGAGGGATTGTGAAGTCCCTTGCTAATTTATTTTGATCTAGTTGTGTAGTTTGTTTAAAAAAGTTAGGGAGTGTGTGTAATGAATATATCAAACGAAAATTTTAAACTTATACGGCTGTTCAAGGGGATGACACAAGCACAGTTTGCTAAATACCTCGGTATAAGTCCTACCTATGTAAGTATGATCGAAAACGGAACAAGAGCAGTTTCTACAAAAGCAGAAAGGGTTTTAGCGATGGATTTTGAAGTAACAGATGATTTTCTGGAGTTTGTGAGAAGATATAAGCTTTTGAAAAGCTTGGCTAATGGTTGATTTTAGAGGTTTTATTTTATTATTAATTTGATTTTCTGTATTATTACCCATTTTAACTATACCACAAAAACTCGCGGTTGGCAAACGGAATTTTTAAAAGGGAGGCAGCGATATGGGGAAGGGATCGAACTATCACACAAAGATAACGCAACGAGAGGATGAATACCTTTACGACGAGGACGGCATCATTCGCCTACTTTCGATTTACAACCAAATCGAGGGGCGAACGGACGAAGCAACGGTCACAATGCTAAGTGACCTGAGAACCGCGTTAGATACGGACGTGCTCGATGGAATAGAACGAAAAGTTATTGCACTTCACTACTTTTTAGAACTGCCGGACAGGGACGTGAAAAAGCTGCTCGGAATTAAGACGAGCGAGGCGCGCGAAATACGTATGACAGCTCCGGAAGGCGTCGCGGCAGTCATGCTCGGTTATAGAGCGAAGAAACTCCCGCCATATAAGCCGTTCAAAGCTAAAGGTCCTGACGTACTCGGCGAGTGGTTAAACGCCGTAGGCGCCGGAGAAGCCCCGGTATACTCGTTTACTCGCGAGGTTCAAAACGCATTACTGCGTTGGTTGGGCGATAAAGCGCAACGCGATTCCCTTGCGTGTGAAACAGTGCGGCAGCAGGAAGAGGGTCCGCCGATGTTTCCGAGAGACTTTCCGGATTACGTAGAGCGCTATCCGTTTTATACCGAAACACAGCTCGAACAGATGGACAGACGCTTGGGGGGCCTAAGCTTGGTAGACGAAGGCAAAGACAACCATGCTGCGCCGGGTTGGAATCAAGTTCGACAAGGAACCGTTACCGGACGAAAGAGGTCCGTATCCCAAGACGAAAAGAACGGTACTTTCCGAGAAGGCTGGACGAAATTATACAAATAGGGGAGGAAAAGACATGCCGAAATCACCCGTTGTTCCTGCGATTGAAAGCAAAGACCCGGAGTGGAAGCGTTGTTTTTACTCAAATATATCGTATGAATTCAGTGTCACGTTAGGCGACCGTTTTGATAGTATCGAAGATTTCCGCGCGGCTTTCGACGAGCTGCGCGAGGATCTTAAAGACTACCGTGACACGTTAGATCAAATCCTCGAAAACAATGCGCCAGACTACGGGCTAACTTGGCGCGACTTTAAATGGGTCCGGGCCAATCGGTGGAAACAGTGCCCGGTATGCGGCCGCATATATCTCGACTACACAAACGGCCGATCTGTGACGTGCTACCTCGACGAATACTTACGCTTTAACCTACAGACACGCGGATACTACGATAACGTCGATTACCGCGGCAAAGTGAAATCTATGTGCTCCGAGAAGTACCGAGCATGGCGGAAACGTGGGCGGCAGGGTCCGCTAGGTTATATCGCATTCAAGGGCGGCGGCTTCGCTTCTTAGGCGGGCCCGTCGGCTTGTTCAGCGCAATTTACGCTAATTAAATCGTTCGTCACAAAATGTGACGATCAAATACGGGAGGCTATAAAATGGGAGCTAAATTAGTTGTCGATCAATCTACGGGCGAGGTTTTAACGGACTATACGATAAGACATCGCAACCAGGACGAAGCATATAAGAAGATGCAAAAACGAGGAAGGGATACGAGACACTTTTCGCTTACCCATATGAAGCATATCCGCGAAGTAACAAGCGAGCTATCGAATACGTATTGCGGCTACGTCGTTATGCTGCAGCCGTATATTGAGTATGAAACAAATGTAATCCTAGACGGAAAGAAAGAGCCGGCCAAACGCGCAGCATTAGCGAAAATACTAAAGGTGAGCCCGCGAACAGTAAAGGCGGTCGTTACCGAGCTGAAGGATAAAGAGATCATATACGAAGAAGACGGCTGCTTTACGGTAAACCCTCGGTATCACCTACGGGGAAAGGCCGGCGCCGAGACACAAAGCATGATTAAGACGTTCTTTTCTACCGTTAAATGCCTCGACGTAAAGGCTGCGGACCTTGGCTTCGTATACAAGTTGCTCCCTAACGTTCATTTAGAGACGAATATGATATGTAACGATCCGTTTTGTGCTTCGGGAGAGATTCGGTTCCTTAACGAAAAGCAGATCGGGGAGCTCGTTGGTATGTCGGAAAAGAAAGCGCGCGAGACGCTGGTTAGATTAAGGAAAGCCGGAGTCGTTGGCGTATGGCACCGAGCGAAGGACAGTCGCGAAAAGTTAACGGTGCTAAATCCGTACATTTTTTATCGGAAGTCAGGACAGCCGGACGGAACGTTAGATGCGTTATTTACTTCGAAATCTTACGAGGGGTGAAAATACACCCCTTTTTTTGCACCAAAAAGCCGAGATACACCCCTTTTTTTGCACCGTTCACACGATCGCTGTATCCCTTGCGGCTCTAAGACTGAACGCTGTTTTTGGTGTGGAATTTACGCAAAACGTTCTATATCTATACTGAATAAAACCGTTTAGACATTCCGCCTTCCATTCGCTTACGCTCATCCGGCGGGGATATTAAATTCTTATTTATTTAATCGCGAAAAGGTACTTAATAAATAATATCCGCGACCCGTAGGAGCAAAGCGACGTAGGGGCGCTATGTATTAAATAGATATTGTTCAGTTATTTTTACTGGATGAAATATTTTTATCTTGAAAGGTACTTGTTAAAGCGCTTAATATGCTGCCTTACGTTATGAAATTTAATTCCTCTTAAACTTAAAAACATATGTTTCAAGTGGATTATATCTGTATTAAGAGAGGAAGGAATCGATAAACACATTCTATATTATTCATCGTTTTTTCTTCCTCTTCCCCATTTTGAATTTTATTAAGTTTGTTTGTGTTTCCGCAGACAGAACGAAAGCGATCGGCATATTGTCGGTCGCCTTTTTTGTGTTTGCGGCTCAACTGTCGATTAGCTGCCGGCAGGAAACGGCCTACCACGTGCGAGCCGCATCGCACCTTAACCGGTAGGAAAAATACGCGAAAGGTAGGAGAACGCATATGGCAAAGTATTCATATAGAGGTTCCAGAAAGTATCCGACAGAGGAGTCTGTAATTAATGAGATACAACGCAGGCATACAGAAGGGCTCCCTTTAAATTACAATGCGATAAAATCTACTGATGACTCGTTAATGATAAGATGCAGAACGCTATTCGGTGAGTATGCACACGCGGTGGAGGCAGCCGGTATTCCTTATAGCTCCATCAAAAAGAACAGACTTACATCCGTTAAGTGTGGGCATGAGTTTGAGCGCGTTCTATCCGGTCTTTTAAAAGAACTGGGGATCGCTTACAAACGAATGAGCCATGGAAAACGCAGACCGGACTTTACTTTTAAGAACGGAGTTTGGGCTGATGCTAAACTCAACCACTCTCGTGTTATTAACTGTCAATCTCCTACCTTACGTGAGTACAACGCCGTTTGTCGAAACCTTATAATCGTCTACTTAATCGGTCCTGACGAAGACAGAGTATACGGTAAGACTCGACTTATGCATGTGAACAGATATATCAAGCAACTTCCAAGGCATCGGCAATCATTATATCTGAGGAAGTTCGCCACTATTTCAGAGAAGGTCGAGAACAGTGTCGCAGCCTAAGTCCCTATAGAGTGATTGACGCCTTAGCTGTCTATACGTAATAGAAGGACGTAACATACCGTATAACCTAGCGATAGGCAGGCGGGGTACAGCCGGCACACATACGCTATATGTAACACCGTATAGGCATACGTATAGTTATATAGGAAGGAAGGCGGCGGAGAGGCGTCCTGTTGCGATGCGTGATGAGGCGAACAGCAACGAGCCACCGCCGGAGGATGAGCCCTTCCGAAACTCACGGGGTCAAACCGAATGACCAACGCAATATGCACGATCCTATACATAGCATACGGCACAGGGCATGCGGCAGGGTGCAGGCGTGGCGCGGGTTCTCGAATGCATAAACAATGTACGTTTAATTGCGATGAGTAAACGATGACGAACGTTATCATATCAACGTTTGTCTATTGATTCGAATGTAACTCAATTTACTTCTGTTAAATTCGTTATTCATAAATATGTATTTAATATACGATGACCCAAACGAAGAATCGCGGAAACGCCGGGCCCCCAACCGCCCCCAAAAATACCGGCGCAACTGCTGTCCGGAACTTGCGCACAATTTTTCGAACTCGGGGCGTCAACTAAACGGAGGTGCTACCGCTGGAAAATTTCGAAATCATATGTAAGTGTTGCGGATCAAAGAACGTTGTAGCTTTCGGAAACTTCGACATGGCTGCGCACTTTTATTGCGAGGATTGCAACGCAGACGAAATAGAATACAATTATTCCACGAAATAAGCACGCCACAGCCGTTTTAATCCGGCCGGAGAGTATTCGATAGGGTAGTGGTCAGAAACGCTACTTTCGTGCGATTTCGAAAGGAGGACGGAAGGATGACGAAATATCGTAGAAAGGCCGCGGAAATAGAAGCGCTAAAATGGGGCGGGGTTACACAGGACTCGATAGATAATCTACGGAAATTTATCGGGGATGAGGCGTACAAAGAACGGTGCTTTGTGTATCCGGCATCCAATAGACTCAAAATTATAACGCCGAGTAGCGAAGTCATTGCGCAAGTAGGCGATTATATTATTCGGGGCATTGAGGACGAACTTTACCCGTGCAAGCCGGACATTTTCGAAAAGACTTACGAAAAAGTAAGCGATAATTAACCGCAATCAGAACGAGGCTTCCGCACCCTACGGCGGAGGTCTTTTTGTGCTTGCGTTTTACCGATCGGCCGGAATGTGCTTACGAGCCTTCCGGTGACGCTAGCGCACCCACCGACACGCCTCTTAACAATGCGGACCCCGGTCGGTGTGGCAAATAGGGGCGCATGTTCCTCGGTGGCGGATTATTTGGGCAGGTTCGATCCCTGCCGCCCCTGTAAAAGCAGGTTTCACGATGAAGCGCGCTTTGAGAAACGAAAAGGAGACGATGTGAATGGCGGATAAACGCGAATCAATAGAAATGGATAGCAGGAACGGAGTCATCCTCGGGTATCATAATCCGAATTTCGAAAAAAATGGAAAGATCGGAGACGTAAACGTAAAGGTAAGCGTAGAGGTATCCGAAGCCATCACCGGCCTTAAAGCTCTTCAACGCGAAGCAAAGGCGGCGACGCAAGCGCTGGCTGAATTGCGGCAGGAGCAGGCGAAGTGTGTATGCGGAAATGGAGCTTCGTGGTGATGGAATTTATAGTGATGGTCGTAGATACACCGGAGCAAGCCAGACTTCTCGAAAATATTTTTAGAGATATCGACAATAAGCGCATTTATTTCCGAGCCTTAGCAGTAGGTCAGGCGGCCGTAGGTTGGCAACATAAAGGAACGCGGCCAACTAAGGTTATAGTAGCGTACAGGGAACTTACAACAGATCGAGAGAAGCGGTGGGAGCGAGAGGTCGTCAGAAATATCGGATATAAAGACACGCATCCGACGAAGAAGACGAAGTGGATAAAGTTAAACGGAGGCGATCGCCTATGACGAATAAGCAAACGGAATCCCACTGCGCCCCGTCTAATTGTTCGCGCCATTTCGAAGTATGCGATTGCAAGTCGATGTGTCTGCTGCGGTATGGAGCAGAAATACGGAAGCGGCAGGAAGAAGTCGCAGCCGCAGTCGGCGTGTACGAAAAAAGACGAGCACACCTACGTTGGCTACGGCTCAAACGTTGGGGCGCCCGTCGTCTTATAGATTAACATTCGCGTATACTTCGTCGATCCGGTCCTGATTGATTCCGATATACCGCAACGTGACCGACTGCTTCGAATGGTTGAAAATCGATTGAAGTAGCGTAAGATCTGTGCCGTTCTTGTACGCGTGGTAGCCGAAAGTCTTACGCAACGAATGGCAGCCGATTGTGCCGAGCTTCTCCGAAAGGCCTGCGCGCTCAATAGCTTCGTTAAGAATCCCGTAAGCACGGACGCGGGTAATAGCTTTCGAACCTTTCCGAGAAGGGAAAAGCCAGTCGTCGTCGTTTGCTTCGGCCGGAATCAGGTCAGCAACGGCTTTCTTGATTGCGGCATTGAAGAAGAAACGTTTTGACTTCTTCGTTTTCCCTTCCGTAATCGCAACGAAGTCCTTTCCGCGCACATCACCGACTTTGAGTGCGAGTATATCGGAAATACGTAGGCCGGAATTAATGCCGAGCGTAAATAAAAGCAGATCACGCCCGCGAAGGGCCTTTTTTATTGCGTTTATTTGGCGTTTTTCTCTAATCGGTTGGACTTCGTTCATTCGAATTTCACTCCGTTCTCAATATGTTAAATTCATATTAACGAAAATAATAACGAAAGTCAAGCGAAAGGAGGGCGATAATTTGGCGTATATTAACGGAAAATGGTTGGATCGTGAAGAGCGGCGGGAGCGTATCGACTTATTGATCGAGAGTGTGCGCCGATTAGCGGCCCTCATTAAAGCGAAAAAAGCCACCGACTACCATATCGATATGTTCCGGAAGAACAAGGCCGAATTAATTAAGCTGAAGCGTGTTCATCGTGCTGAGGTGGATATCGCATATTTCACCTACGAGTATTTGAGCGACGGCCTAAATCCGGAAAACGAGGATAATGTCGTAAGGAACTCTGATGACGGGACGCCTCACGACGGCATTGAAGATATCGCGAAGATCCACGAAGAGTTTTTTGAGCTTTGCGATTACGTCAACGAAGAGAAAAGGAACGCGCGGCTTGCAATCGCGGCTGCCCGGGGCCACTCAAAATCCGGAATGTTTTCGAACGCTTTGCCGTTACATCAGGCGGCTTATAGAAAGCGCAAATATATCCTCGTTATATCAGAGACGGATTCGCTCTCGAAAAAGCTCATCGGATGGGTTAACAAGCAAATGAAGTTTAACGCAAAGCTGCGGGAAGACTTCGGGCCTATGATGCACGAGTCGGCCAGCCGCAACGAAAAGGATAACGAAGAGGCGTTCATTACAACGACGAATATCCTTATTGAGTCGTCATCCTCCGGTAAGCAGCTTCGCGGTAAGCGTCACGGAGCTGTCCGGCCGGATCTCGTAATAATTGACGACCCGTCATCGACAAACAACGAAGGAACCAAGGAAGCGCGTGAAAAGCTCGTTCATTGGTTTAACTCCGTCGTCGTTCCGATCGGGTCCAAGGCGACGGCAATCGTGTTAGTCGGGACAATGGTTTCGGCGACCGGGCTTCTTAACCACGTTCTGAAGCGTAAGGATTTCAAGGCGAGCTTTCACGGAGCGATCATAAGTGAGCCGACGCATCCGGAATTGTGGGACAAATACTGCGAGGTCTATGCGAGAGCAGAAACGATCGAAGAGGCTGACGAATTCTACGAAGCGCATAAAGAGGCGTTGGAGGACGGCGTCGAACTGGCGTGGCCTTGGCGCTGGACCTATCGCGAGCTCATGCACGAGAAAGTAAACATGGGAACGCGCGCATACAATTCGGAATTCCGAAACTTGGCTTTCAGCGAAGACGAGCAGTTCTTCTTCCCGGATAACTACGCTTATTACCACTATTATCACGAGAACGGAACAGCATACGTCGTGTACAACGAATTGAAAATACCGGTCAGTGATCTTCTAATTGTTGGCGCGTGGGATATCGCGCAGGGTAAGAATGCGCGGTCTTGCTATAACTCGGTTATTACGCTCGGCAAACACGAGCCGACCGGATACATTTTCGTACTCGATGAATACGCGTCGAAGGAACCGGCGCACGTATACATTGACGTCATTATTCGGAAGATCAAACAATACCGACATCGTTCCTTCAACGTCGAAACAATAAACGCGCAACACGAATACTATCGTCAGCTTCAGGAGCGGGTCCGGCAGGAAGGTCTTTATACGTGCCGCGTGAACGATGTGAAATCGCATAAGTCTTCGAAAGACGAGCGTATTCAGTCGATGGAGCCGATGCTACATAACAAAACGCTAATTCTGAACGATAGGCATACGATGCTTCTCGATCAGATGGCGCAATATCCTTTCGGCGATTACGTTGATTCACTCGACGCGCTTCAACAGGCACTCGAATCCGTATTCAGGCCGAAAACAAGGCTAGTGAAGAAGCCGGGATGGCTATAAGAAAGGAGGCGATAAAATGTCGCGTATGAAAGAGCTTGAAGCAAAACTAACGCTTCAGCAACGTAAGGCAGCGCAAGTCGTTGCGAGCAATGAAGTCACGCCCGAAGACGGGAACAAACAAAGTCAGGACGCGTTGGCCGAAGAAATCGGTGTAAGTCGCATGACGCTCTATCGATGGCGGTTTCAAAATCCGGTATTCATCGAATACATGAACCTATTAGCGGACGACATGCTTTCCGGGCACCGGTCCGAAGTATACGGGCAGCTCCTAAAGCTGATAAAAGGACCGCAGCCTTCAGTTAAAGCTATCGACTTGTTCATGCGTCGTCACGGATTGTTGACCGATCGTCAGATAACGACCAATGAAGCAGACGGAGGCGCCCGCAGTAACGAAGATATCGAGAAGGAACTCGAAGAACTGGCTGACATTATCGGAGAGGAGGAATAGCGTAAATGGGTGTTTTAGGATGGTTTAAACATCGTGACCATGCCCCTGACGAAGGTCTCCATATCAAAACGTATGGAATTATCCGTGAAGGTGCGCAGTTTCCGCCTGCTGATTCAATTGAAAGGCTAGCGAAATACAAACGAGCAAAGAAGTTCTTTGAAGGGCGGCAAAGGGATGTCTACGAAAGGGCAACACAAATTCTTAAAACATCTCCACAAGCAGACCAACTTGAGAAGCTCTATATTGCAATCAATTTAGCAGATATTCTCGTCACAAAACCTGCCGACTTGCTGGTAGGGGAGCCTGTTCGTTTTGAGACGGGCAAACCGGATACAAGTAAAGAACAAAGAGCGCTCAACAAATACGTTGAAGAAAACGATATTAATCAATTAATTCATGAGAGTGCTATTTCTAGCGGATATAGAGGCGACGCTTGGTTCAAAGTTCGATATGGCTATAGGCAAGACTTTTCGGAAGTTAAGAAGCTTGGCTTAATCGATGGGGACGCGCCGGAAGGTGTAGAGATGGAACCAATCATTGAACACGTTAATGCTAGTTGTGTTTTCCCTGAAGTATCTGACAGCAACGTAAAATCATTAAAAGCACTAAATATAGCACAAGTCCAGTGGGTAGAAACCGAAACTACAGAGATCCCATACTTGCTTGTTGAAAGGCATATCCCCGGATATATTTTATACTCTAAATTCCGTCTCTACGAAAATGGGTATGACAATTCTACAGGTACGCCTATCCAAGTGTTCCGTATAGGTGAGCTGATTCCGAACGAGGGCGGAACAGTCTACGAAGAAACAGGCTTGACGCACATTCCGGTTTTTCACGCACCTTATAAAAGTGTCGATGATTCGCTTTTCGGTATCGGTGTTATAGAGAAGCTCGAAACTGTTCTCTCGGCAATTAATGACCGTCTGGTGCAGATTGATTACATCCTATGGAAACACAGCGACCCGACCGCGTACGGCCCGGATTTAGAAGGGTCCGGAGATTCAGTTCAGTTTGGCGGCAAGTACATTCCGGTTACTAAAGACGATACGACTCCGGGCTATATGGTTTGGCAGGCGCAGCTTGACGCAGCGTTCAAAGAGCTTGACGTCCTCTTCAGTAACGTCTTTCAAATGGCCGAGACGCCGCAGTGGTTATTCGGCACGACGATCTCCGGAGACAATTCAGGCGGAACAGGCACGTCGCACACAGACGGCGCGGCGATCAAAGCTCGCTTCATGCCGATTCTTTCGAAGGTAAAGCGTGTTCGGACGCATTATGATAAGGCAATAAGAGATGCATTGTGGACGTGTATGTTGTTGGATAAAAAAATAGGCGATTTAAACGTGGAAGAGGCAGTATATCCAAAGGCTATTTGGAGCGACGGCCTTCCGAAGAATGAAAAAGAGCTCGCCGAGATTATGCAAATACGTACAGGCGGCAAGCCTACGATTGACGTTCGCGGAGCCATTAAGCAGCAGGACGACGTGGACGACGAAAAAGCTGACGAAATCATTCGCCGCATTGAAGAAGACGAAAAAACGACGAGTGGCTTTGTTGACGGATCGATTTTCAACAAGGAAGAACCGGAAAAGAGCCCTTTGGACGAGGATAAAGAGGAAATCGAAGAGGAGGACGATAGTTAATGCCTCGTTCTCCTGAGCCTCAATACGATTATCAGACGAATCGACTTGCCGGGTACTATCAGGAAGCGGTACGAGACATCTTGGCGGAGCTTGAACGAATTGACCTCGATAATTTTCGAAGGGCTAACGCGTTGGCGACCTTGAAATCTATTAGCGAGATCCTCAGCGATTTAGACGAAAAATCTTCCGCATGGGTCAAAAAGAATGTTCCGAAGGCGGCCACCGATGGTATTGCGCGGGCACTGGTCGCTCTGGACGTAGCAAAGACGGTGGCGGACGCGGAAAAGATCGTTTCTTTTAACGAGGTAAACGAGTACATGGTTGCGGCTGCTGTAGCGGATACGCAGTCGGATTTATTAGCGATTACGCAAAACGTCGATAGGAAGACGCGGGCCGCCGTGAGGAAAGCCGTGTCGGATTCGATGCGTCTTAATATGACCAAAGGGACGAACGGACGGCGCAGCATAACGGATCTGGTACGCAAGTCTCTTCGAGCTTCGGTGAGTACTGGCATTATCGACGCGAGGGGAAATCGATGGAAGCCGGAAGTGTATGCGGATATGGTCGTCCGTACAAAAATGATGGAAACCTATCGGGAGGCCCATACGAATGAGGCGGTAAGTCGCGGAGCGTATTATGCGCAAATTTCGTCGCACGGAGCGAAGGATCTGTGCCGTCTCCACGAGGGACAAATCATTAAGCTGACTGACGATGCTCCCGGCAATTATCCGACATATGACGAACTCAAAGCGACCGGGGAGATATTTCACCCGCGTTGTAAGCACGTAATTTCTACAATAAGAAACCCATCAAGCGCCGTGTAGCGCTTTTTTATTTTGTCCGAACGTTATGACGTTAAAAGAAACGGCTGCATCATTCAATAGCCGACGGGCTTTAAGCGGTGGAGGGACTTTATGAGCGCATTAGATTATCTTCATTTGAAGAATCTTCAGTTTTTCTCGGATTCATCTGAAGAGGTATCGAGCGAGCTCGCTGAACCTAAAGCGGACACGAGATCAGAGGAAGAACCGCCGGTGGAAAAGACGTTCACTCAGGAAGAGCTTAACAGAATCGTAGCAGAACGAGTTGATCGCGAGAAGAAGAAGTATGCAGATTACGAGGATTTAAAAGCCCAAGTAACTGCGTTAGAAGACAAGGTAAAGACGGATAGCTCGGCTTTAGAAAAATATGCCGAAGTCGAAGCACGAAGGGACGCCCTAGAAGGAACGTTAACCAAGCTTTTCGACTCCAAAATCGCGAGTATCCCAGAAGAGTTTCACGAACTGATCCCTAACGACAGACCTATCGAGACTCGACTGGATTGGGTTTCGAAGGCGGAAGAAAAAGGCCTATTTGTTTCGAAAGTTAAGTCATCGTTAGGTAAGCCGAGTAATCCACAGCCGGATACAAGCGAGCATCTGTCAAGCCTATCATCACGAGATCTTATAAGAAGGGGCTACGGTAATAACGCAAATCAGTAGCCTAATAAAAACCAAAGGAGTGTTTAGTTAGATGGCAATCTCATTAGTGGAATCAGCAAAACTAACCCAAGACGCACTGAAAAGGGGCGTTATTACAGAGTACGTTCAAAACTCGGCAGCGTTGGAAATATTACCTTTTATCGAAATGGAAGGGAATGCGTTCTCATATAACCGCGAAGGCGCATTGCCCGGTATCGATTTTCGTGCGGTAAATCAAGCTTATAAAGAAAGCTCAGGTACAGTAAATAACCAAATCGCACGATTAGCGATTCTTGGTGGAGACGTGGACGTCGACCGTTTCATCGCTCAAACACGAAGCAATATTAACGATCAGCGGATGGTTCAAACTTCTCTAAAAGTAAAAGCATTTGCGCGCTTCTTTGAAAAGAACTTCATTGATGGAGATGTAGGAGTTAATCCGAACGGGTTTGACGGACTGAAAAAACTTACTACAACGGTTGTGGATGCAGGTGAGAACGGTAATACTTTGACACTCTCAATGCTTGACGAGTTGCTAGACGCAGTTGACGGAGGTCCCAACGTCTTGCTGATGTCTAAGGAAATGAGAAGAAATTTAAAGGCTCTTATCCAAGCTGAAAACGGGTATTTTGAAACAGAGGGTTACGATGCTTTTGGGAACCCTGTATTAATGTATGGCGGCGTACCTATCCGTACTATCGGTAAAGATACAAACAATGCTGAAATTCTTGGATTTAGTGAAACACAGGGGACTTCTGAGGACACTGGATCTATCTACGCTCTCCGAGTTGACGAGGCCGACGGTGTTGCTGGTATTACTAATGGCGGCGTGCAAGTTTACGATCTTGGTGAGTTACAAGAAAAACCGGCTTATCGTACTCGTATTGAATTCTACGCTGGATTAGTCGTTCAGAACTCAACTTCTGCGGCTCGACTTAAAGGTGTGCAGCGTAAAATCTAATCGATTTGCGAATAGGACGGAATATTCCCCGTCCTATTCTTTTAAGGAGGGAGATAATGAAATATAAAATTCAAACCCCAAATAAGTACTATAACGGCGTTACCGCGGGTGTTTCTTTTTCTTCCGGCGTTGCTGAAATCGAGTCGAAAGAAGTACGGGACGATCTCGTAAATAATTTCGGATATACAGACATCACCCCGGAGGCTAAGGCGCCGAAAAAGCCTGCACGTAAGTCCTCCGGAAAATAAGGGGGCTGTGCGTATGGCTTTAAGCGTGGAAGCTGCAAACGAATATATTAACCGAATGACAATCGATAATGAGGATTGGAACGACTATGACGACGCAAAGCAGCAGCGTGTACTAAACGTAGCCGAGGACGTCTTAGCTCGAAAGTTTCGTAAGTACGTCATTCCTGACGACGCAGTTTACGAGTTTACGAATGTGCTTGCGACTGCTTATAACGATACGAACCGCCTGAATAAGCACGGCATCGCGTCTTACTCAATCACCGGCGTCGGGTCGTTTACGTATAAGGAAACGCTTCGAGCTGACGATGAGTCTCTTATACCGAAAAAGACAATCGACCTGATCGAAGAAGCGAACGACGTGAAACTTAGCGGCCGGACCGTAAAAGCGACGGTGATGTAATTGGCGATCATACCAATGCGTCAGGCCGTGACCGTTACTCGTGCTTCAGATGAAATAGACGTGTGGGGAAACCCTGTGAGCGTCAAGCCGTTCGAAATTAAGTGCCGAATCGACGAAGGATCTACTATTGCGAATTCACGTTCTTCCGGCGTTGTGAAGAGCGAGGAAGTCGTAGCCACGGCGCGTATATTGGTCGATAAATTAGCCGACATCAGGTATACGGATACACTCGCGTTCACGAACGAGCTGGGCGAAACTATTGAACGTAAACCGAAGGAAATAAATGTGAAACGGCATGTCAGCGGTAAGCCGATTCTGACCGAGGTAATCGTATGAGTTTTACGTTGGATGCTGGCGATTTTCTATCGTTATTGGATAGCCGAGAGGTAGCCGTTGAGCAGGCAGCAAAGACAGCGATGCATGATAACACGGATGACCTCGCTAGACTTGCGCAAAATATCGCTCCGATTGACAAAGCTACGCTCCGTCGAGGCATGAAGAAGAAGGTTACGTTAAAGCGCGATAGTCTGATCGGTGAAGTATCGTTCCGGGCCGTCGATAAAGGCTTTAACTATGCGCTATGGACGCACGAGGCGGATTACAACCTCGGACCAGTTTCGGCAGGTGCAGGCGGCATCAACGGTTATCCGGTCGGAAATAAGTACCTAGAACGTCCGCTGAAAGGTGAATCGCAGAAATACATTAATCACGTAGCAGACGCGGTGAGAAGGGAGTTGTGATAATCGTTGAAGATAACCGAATTAATCTCGTTTATACAGTCGCGGGTTGACGGCGTTTATTACGCAAACGGATTCCCGCGGGATGCAGCAGATGAATGCACTTATGTGCGATTTACGGGCGGGTTTCCTCCGTCTCAATGGACCGGAAAGAGTCAGCCGTCGTTTCAAATAATCGTACGAGGAAAGGCGAGGGGCGATGCAGGCTGCGAAGAGAAAGCGTATCAGCTTCAGGAAGCGTTAACGAATCTCCGTGAAGTGTTTATCGGTAATAGCTCAATCGTTGTTATCCGTGCGGCCAATTCGGTGCCGTTATTTATCGGATACGACGACAATGATCGTCCCCAATACTCGTTAAATTTCGATTGTGTAGTGCGCCCCGACCGGGCGCTTTTTTAATGCAAAAATAAAGGAGGAAAACGGATGGCTGGAATTAAAACGATTCAAGTTCCTATCGGCCCCGCAATCGTCGAGTACGGCGAGGGTAAGGATATGGTGACGTTTGACATCACGAAGGGCGGCATCGTTTTTAAGGCGCAGATGTCTAAGCAGGATACAACGGTCGACCAATACGGTGACTCGATTGTAGGCTCACGGACAAAGGGCGGAACTTGCGAATGTACCGTACCGTTTGCGATCTATGATTTAGAAAAGATTCATAAGGCGGTTCCGAACAGTAAGTACGTGTCTGACGGAGACAAAAAGAAGCTTGTAGTCAGCGGTAAAGCCGGATATGACTTGCTGAAGGACGCGAAGCCTTTACGAATTAAGCCGACAGATCCAGAAGCGACGGCCAACGACTGGCTCACGATTCCGTTAGCTGGTGCGTCGACTGACATCGAGTATACCTATGATTCCGATAATGAGAGGATCGCTAACCTAACGTTTACCGGTTATCCGGACACGATGGGAGAAGGCGATCTTTTTATTATGGGCGATGAAACGGCCGGTACCTCTTCTGGCTCTGGTAGCGAATAACGAACGAAAGGCATCGTCGAGAGGCGGTGTCTTTTTAATTAACGAAAGGAGAGTCGCATGAACATTTTCAAAAAGAAACAGGAGACTGATTCGATCCAGCTCGGTAAGTATCCGGTCGAGGTTGCGAAACTTACTCCGGCCAAGTGGAAACAGCTTTTCGCGACACTCGATAAAATTCCATTTCTCATTCTGGAAGTCTTTAGCGCGCCTAAAACGGATTTCTACTCGTATTTAGTAAGCGCGGTTGAGGTCGGCATGGATGAGATCGTCGAGATTACATCATTATTGAGCGGCGTAGATGCCGAGTACATTCGAGAAGAAGTCGGTACGGATGAAATCATCGAGTACATCACGTTGACTGTCAAAAGGAACCGTCTCGATTCGCAAGCAAAAAACGTGAAGAGCCTTCTTCCGAAACTCGAAAAGTAGACGAAGAGGGCGATCCATATACGATTGACGATTATCTAATCGAGGCGGCTATCAGTTTAGGCGTCACGCAGCGTCAGATAGAAAACGAGTTTTATATGGTAGACATACCGAAATTTGTACGCGCCAAGACGAAACAAGGCGCGGTAAGGCGTATAGAGGACATTCGCGTACTTCTCGCGACGAATAGTCGGGCAAGTGAGGACGACGAGTATAAACAGCTCATGAATACGTTGATTCGGGCGGCAGGACTTCGACCTGAAGTGAAATTCGACCGTGAGAAATTCGAACAACTACGGGCTTTACAGGGGAATTTTCGGAAAGGAGGCAAATAGATGGCCGGAACAACAGTCGGAGAAATCCGGGCGCGTCTCGTATTAGACATGGCGGACTGGTCCCGACGATCTCAGCAAGCTCGAAACGATATGGATCAAATGGGCCGTTCATCCGCGAATCTCTCGAAGCAAATGGGGCTCATCCAAAAGGCTTCGCTTGCAGTCGGAGGCGCAGTCGTAGCCGGTATCGGCGTTTCCGTCAAAAAGGCGGCTGACTTCGAGGAGGCCATGTCGCGAGTTAAAGCGATCAGCGGCGCGACCGGTCAGGACTTCGAAGATCTGAAGAACATCGCGGCTAAGATGGGCGCCGAAACAAAATACACCGCAGTAGAGGCGGCCGAGGGTCTTCAATACCTTGCGATGGCGGGCTTTAGCGTTAAAGCGCAAGTCGGATCGTTGCCGGCCGTGCTTAACTTGGCTGCGGCTTCCGGCGAAGGGCTCGGACGTTCAGCGGATATCGTTTCGAATATCATGACCGGCTTTGGCATTAAAGCGGAAGATTCCGGGCACGCCGTTGACGTACTCGTAAAAGCGATGACGACGGCGAATACGGATTTGCCGCAATTGGGTAAACAAAATTGCCCGGCTGCTTGGGAACAAGCTGCGTAACACCACGTGAATTCGGTGAACTCTAAGTCACTTTCAAATGGTATGAGAATACCGAGCGAAGCCGCATAGGAAACATGCGGAACGTGTAACGACTAGGTGAAGTAGTCTACGGCGTATTAGCTATGATGAAACACCCACGAGCGCGTGGCACCCTAACGTCTTTGGCGCGGGTGAAGATATAGTCTGAGCTTGCGGGAAACCGTAAGAACTACCGGATAAAGAGCCGGTAGGATAACAAACTGGATGCAATGAAATTCGTCGCCCCTGTCGCGCACTCTCTCGGATATTCTATCGAAGATACTGCGACGGCCGTTGCGAAAATGTCAGACGCTGGTATTCAGGGATCGATGGCGGGTACGGCGCTTCGTGCGTCACTCTTACACCTTACGAATCCGGTAGGCCAGTCGGCCAAAGCGATGAAAAAGTACGGCATCGAAGTAAAGGACGCGCACGGAAATCTAAAACCGATACCGGAACTCGTCGGCCATATTTCGAAGCAATTCGAAGGGATGACGTCAGCACAGAAAACGGCAGCAGCGGCACAGCTCGTCGGAGTTGAAGCGGCTTCCGGATTCGTTACGCTTTTGGGCGTCGGAGAAAAGGGACTGCGCAATTATTCGAAGTCGCTGAAGGAAGCCGGCGGGACTGCGGACAAAGTAGCGAAAACGCAGATGGATAACCTCAAAGGGTCATTCGAACAGTTTACGTCTGCGCTCGATGGCCTTGGAATCGCGATCGGTAACGAGTTTTTACCTACTTTCCGAAAAATTGTCGAAACCGGTACGAAAGTGGTCGAGTTCCTTAGCGAACTGAATCCGGGGATCATTACGACGGGCCTCGAAATGGCGGGCGCGGCAGCAGCGGTGGCGTTGGTAGCATCGTCCATGGTGAAACTCGGAATCGCAGTACGCGGTTTGTTTGTTGCGATGGGGCCGACCGGATGGGTGATTACCGGGCTCTCTTTATTAGCGGGAGCACTTGTCGGGGTGAAAGCTGGATACGATCAGATGAACACCGTTAGTTTAGAGGCAGCCGAGTCGAAGCAGAAGGAAATAGACTCTATCAGCAGCTTAACGAAAGAGTTCGATAAACTTCAAAATAAAACGAAGCTGACTGCTGATGAATTTGTTTACTATCTCGATTTGAATGATCGAATTAAAACGGAGACGGATGCCAATTCTATTAAACGGATGAAGGAAGAACAGGAAGAGCTGCGGAAAAAATCAGGTCTTACAAACGAGGAATTTAATCGCTACTTAGATCTGAACGATAAGGTTATCGCAAAAGCTCCGGACACTGCGGCCGCTATCAGCGAGCAAGGCAATGCCGCAGCAAAGAACACGGACGCATTAAAGCGTCTTAACAAAGAAAAAGCCGAGGAACTCCGGTTGGATCTAGAAACCCAAAGGGCTAAAGCTGAGGCCAATATGTCTAAATATATAGCCGAAGAAGCGCGATTAAAAGAAAAAGTTAATGCATTGACGAGAGAGCGCTCCGATTTAGAGCAGCAGGTATCTGATCAATTGCAAGTTGTAGCGGAGAAAGAGAGCGAATTGGCGGCAGCTAAAGAGGCTAAAGATACAGCACGGGTGGCAATGGCGGAAAACGACCTCAACTTAGAGCAAACAAAGTTACAGAGATTACGTGAACAGTTTTCTACAAATATGGAAAACTTGAGCTCTAAGAATCAAGAGCTCCAAAAGACTCGCGAGAATATCAATCAGTTAGATGTCGTTAATCAGAAAATGATCGACCTTGAGCTCCGTCAAGTAGGCTTAAACGCCAAAAAGGGCGAAGGCGTGAGAGTAATCGATAAGGAGATCGCTCGCCTTCAAGATGCTAAGGCGAATCTTAAAAACAACACAACTGCGGCCGATCGTAAAACGGATGAATATCGAAAGTCTGTTAAAGCAATTGACGACGAGATCGCAAACCTTCGTACCGCAAGAGGTCGGGTCGCGGATATTACGTCAGAAGCCCAAAGGATGAACGCTACTCTAAGTAAGGACATCACGAAACGAATCACGACAATTACTTCGGATGTTTCTATGAAGACGGAGCGTGCCGTAAGTCGTGGAAAAGGGAACGAAGGTACTTACCACACTGGCGGCGTCATCGGCCTCGGACAGATCAATAAACTTCACATCGGCGGCCTCGCGTCTCAATTCGCTAACCCGATGAGCCACGAAGTAGATATCCGGGCCCTGCGTAACGAAATGGTGCTTACTGAAGCGCAACAGGCGAATCTTATGCGAATGATAGACGCAGGGCATACGGCGGGCCTCGGAGGAGATTCCGGCTTATCGTCGGATATGCTTCGCGCGCTTAGTTCGATTGAGCAGGCGATTAAGACGAAGGGTGGCGCTTCCATAATCGTAGATGGATACGAGCTCGGCCATGTAATTGAGCCGCATATTAGTGCGATCCAACAAGACGGCCTCGATATAGAAAGTCTAAGGAGCGGGAGGTGATTTCGAATGGGAAATACGGACTTCATTAAGAAAATCGCACCGGACGCGCAGAAGATATTCGTGAATTATAAAATTCTCGCCAGCCTTGTTATCGCGCAGGGGTGCTTAGAAAGTGCCTACGGGACTAGCGGCCTCGCAGTTAACGGAAAGAACCTTTTCGGAGTGAAAGGCGAGTATAACGGAAAATACGTCATCATGAAAACGTGGGAAGTAATTAACGGAAAGAACGTTCAAGTAGACGCCAAGTTTCGGAAATATCCAACGTGGTATGAGTCGATGCAAGACCTTGCGAAGCTTTACGTAAACGGCGTCAGTTGGGACCCGAATCACTATAAGGCGGTCGTAGGCGAGAAGAACTACAAGAAGGCGACTGCTGCGCTAGTAGACGCCGGTTATGCAACGGACCCGTCTTACGCGTCAAAGCTTAACAGAATTATTGAAACGTACAACCTGACGAAGTATGACACCGCCCCGTCTCCTTCGAATCCGTCCACTCCTTCTACGCCGGACACAAACAACCCGGCTCCGGTTGTCGTTGAAGAGCCGGAGGTATCTATCGACGTATTTTCAAGCGTCTATACAACACCTCCATCCGGTGTCCCTATTACGGATAGCAACTTCCGGATACTTTACAAGGACGGACGCATAATCGATATGGCTCGCGATTTATCGGTCCTTGTACGGAGTTTCAAGATTGCTTCGCCCACTCCCGATATCGATTACGAAACGATTCCGGGGAGAGACGGCTTAGTTCGAGTGGGGAAAAACTTCGGAGCCCGAACGCTGACTGCCGAATGTCTCTTGCTCGGAGCGGATGACGTTGATTTTCATTTATTACAAGCGGAACTCTTTCACGCGCTTCATCGCGAGGAGGAGTTCTTTTTAGTTTCGGAAGCGACGCCGAAAAAGCGATGGCGAGTCGAGCTAAGCGCATCATTCACGCCTGACAGAATCGGTAGCTTTGGCGACTTTACGCTGACTTTCCAAAGCGCCTCGACTTATTGCGAATCAGTCGGCACCACACTGGATGCGTTTACGTTTGATGTGAACAAATGGCAGATAGGCGAAGGGCTGACGGACGATATCCCTTCGTACAAACACAAGACGAAGACTTTTCGTATTTTCAACGCGGGAGCCGTCCGGCTAGATCCGAGATACATGCCTTTGAAAATTACGTATAAGGGCGCGTCTGACAAATTGTCGATCAAAAATAGAACGACGGGCGATCTATGGACGTTTTCGGGCAAATCTACCGCGAAGGAAGCGATTCAAATTTCTGGGGTTACTGCGAAAAAGGGGAACGTTAGCATCTTCGGTCAGACAAATTTCGGACTCATTACGCTTGAGCCCGGATGGAATGATTTTGAGTTAAGCGGAACGAGCGGGGATTTTGAGATCACCTTTGATTTTAGATTCCACTATTACGCGTAGGGAGGTGCGTCATGCCTAGTTTGATTGTAAAAAACCTTGCTAATCAGGTCGAAGCCTTAACGGACTTTAACGTGACAAAGAAAGATGAAATCGATAACGGCAGGTCTTTAGATGTATCAGTAATACAGACCGATCGGAACGCGCACTCCTTTCCGCTGATTCAGAATGAAGGCTCTCTTTTTTATGAAGACGAGGAATTTGTCATCCGAAAGACGCGCTATGTACCGATCGGAGGCAAGAGACTAAAGGTCGACATTACGGCCCTGCACCGATCATTTTCAGACCTCGGAGAGAATTACGTGTACGAGACTTCGGGGAAAAAGAAAAAACTTTACCTCGAAGATATGCTGGATATCGCATTAAAAGGCTCCGGGTATTCTTACGAAGTTGTACCGGATGGTCTTGGTGATTCATTTGAAGTAGAGGATTTCGGGAATGGATACTCGCTCGGACTGTTAAACGATATTAAAGAAAAATACTCGGCGGAATATGAATGTATTGGAAAGAAAGTGTACTTCGCGAAGGAGATAGCGAGAGATACAGACTATGTTATTCGCGATCGAGTAAATGTAAAAGATCCGACACAGGAAATCGACACCTCTTCTATAAAAACGTTTATCAAGGGCTTCGGAAAGAAAGACGACAAGACAGGGAAATATGCGGTCGAAGCTGAATACAAAAGCCCTTTGGCTGCAATCTACGGAATTAAACACGCAAATCCAATATTCGACGACTCTTACACGGCAAAGGACGAGGGTAAACTTGAACAGCGGCTAGAAAAAGAACTGACCGATAAGATTGAGATATCTATCAGTTTGACATATGTGGAAGTCGAAGCTTTGAAAATGCAGGACATCCGAAAAGGTGATTACGTGTGGTGCGTATTAGAGCCGTTTGACTTACGCACCAAGCTACGCGTTGTCAGTGTCGAATCTTATTCAAATCCGAATAAACCGTCTGTTTTTACTTTCGGAAAATTGCGGCCGAATATCAGTAAAACTGTCGCAAAATTAGGTCGTACGCAGAGCACGCTCTCCAAGCTTATCGATACGTCAACTGGGAAAGTGAAAGGCAGCGCCATAAGCGGAAACATAACCATCGGAAAAGACGCGATTTACGAAGACGGGTACGATCCGACAAAGCTGACGATTCCTACGTACGACCGGGCAAACGCAACAACGGACGGTCTTATGAGCTCATCGGACTATGTGAAGCTGGCGAGTATCGTATTGGGGCCCGACGGCCAAGTTTCTGTCTCGCTGGCTACCGAAACGACTGACGGCTTAATGAGCGCATCTGACTTCGCAAAGCTGCAACGCATCAAGGTCGGTACGGCTACGGTGGATATATCGACACTTTCGCAACAGCTCGAATCTATAAACAAGCGCCTGACTGCGCTAGAGAATAAATAACGAGGAGGAATACAATGCCGAAATTTCCGTACAGAAAGGCCGGGGCGGCGTGGGACCGTGTTTTTCGTAACGACCACAACCAGAACCTCGATGACATTGCGGATGATATTAGAGGATCGTATACGGAACTGGCCTCACATAAGAACGCAAAAACCGCCCACACGTCGGATCAAATCGACCATGGCGGTTTTTCTTTGCGCACATATATCGACGGCCTGTATAACCGTATCAGAAATCTGATCCTTAACGCGGACGGTACAAACGTAAAAGAGGTCGTTGACGCTCGTGTAGACGCGGAAGGAAACATCGCGCCTCTATTGAAAGAGCGGCTCGACAAAGAGTATAACAAGCTTTTACGCAAAATTGAGCGCGATGTAAACGTTGATGACTACGGAGCCGATCCGACAGGCGTTAACGATAGTACAGAAGCGTTTAAGAAAGCGATTGGAAACGGTAAGGTTAGGCTTAATTTATCCGCCGGCACATACATCGTTAAAGGCGTCAAGCTTCCGTCATGGACGTATTTGATCGGCCAAGGCATGGGCGTCACTACTCTAAAGCTGCACGAGGACACGCCGGCGAGCGAGTGGGTCATCATTAATGCGGACCCGGCGTCTGGCAACCGTAATATCGTAGTCCAAGGAATGTCGCTCGACTGGAACCCGGAGCGTCAGGGCGGCGTAGGTGCGACCGGCGGCATCCATTCGAGTTGTTTGACTTTTGCGCAGGTGAAGTTTGGCATCGTCCGGGAAGTCGAGGGTATTAATCCGGGGCTCCACTGTTTCGACATATCGGCCCCTACCTACGATATTACAGCGAAGGATTACACCGCAACAGGAAGTAAGTACGTCTGGATCGATCGCTGTGTCGGCTATGGATACGGTGACGACGGAATCACTACGCACTACAGCGAATATATCTTCATCACCAATAACGTAATGACAAATCCGCGCGGCACAGCCCACCGTAAGGGTGCCGCCAATTCGAACGGTATCGAAGTCGATGACGGATCTAAACACGTATGGCTTCTTGATAACTACACTGAAGGAAACATCCGAGGCGTAGAGGTGAAGGCTCATACAGAATGGCCGGCGCCTTGTAACGTCCATATTCGCGGACACGAATCTTTCCGGGCTGTGCGCTCATTCGACTTGCGGCATATAGGACACCACTTAGCGACTGATCCATGGAGCGAGACGGCGAGGGACGTAACGCTGATCGACTGTACTGCGCGAGAGCCGATATTCAATTCGCTGTATGACGGACTGGAACCGAAAGCTTTAGTCGTCTCGGCGTACCAACGTGTTAAGATAATCGGTTTTACTGCAATCGGTGATCCGACGTATGACTACAAAGGAAAGTCGATGATAGCTTTTCAATATAAGAGCCGGAAGATAACTGTAACTGGTCTGCAAATTTCCGGTTTTAAAAAGGCCGGCTATGATGTCAACATTACCGGAGGTGATCAGCGCACAGATGACGTCCTCATTTCTGATTTCGTTATCCATGATTCAGCGCAAAATGGTATCGGGATCGGGGGCGGTGTCTATAACGTAAACTTGGAAAATGGTATTCTTCACGTATCTAGCGGTACGGCCGGCATCACATCGCCGAATACGCAAACAAATATCTTAATGGTCCGGGCGTATGGTTACGAAAGTGCGGCAGTACTCGGGGGCCAGAAACATTCGGTCGTCCCTAACAACGTGAAAGGTGGGTTCCGTGCTGCTTCTACATCAGGTCACGTTTTAGACAAAACAAGCGCAATCATTGCGACCACGGGCGGATGTACAACGAAAGGACCTAGAAACGTCGTTTTAGGCGCCAGTGGTGGCTCATCCACAACAGCTTCGCGTCAAGCGGTTATAGCGTCAAACAATTCACATACAAAAGGTGACGGGCCGTCGAGGGTCGTACTCGCTGCCAACGGGGTTATCAACGATAACGGATATAGCGTCAGAGGGGGCTACGGAAGCGGAAGTGCCTCGACCGGAAATACGAAATGGGAACTCGACTCAACTGGCGGCCATATTCGCGGCACAGGACGAGTGGAGAGCGTCTCAGATTTCAAAGACTTCGCTGAGTATTTTGAGTCTGCTGACGGCAAGAAAATTGATTCTAGCTATCTCGTCGCGCTAGAAGGCGAAAAGATACGAAAAGCGGGCGAAGGAGATAAGATACTCGGAGTCGTTTCGGAAACGGCCGGATTGGTGCTCGGAGGCGCGGCGTTCTATTGGAACGATCAGTTCGAAAGAAACGAATTCGGCGGCTTGGTTTACGAAACGGTTATCGATGGCGGCGAAGAGTTAAGCGTTCCAAAATTAAACCCCGACTACGACCCTTCTCTCGAATATGTGCCGCGTGACTCTCGTGACGAATGGCATGTCATCGGCCTGATCGGCCAAGTCTTTGTCAGGATTGACGAAACAGTGTCCGTAGGGGATAGCGTATCAGCAATTGGCGGAATCGCGACTAAAGCGGAAAGCGGAGGCTATGGAACCGTTATGAGAATCAAGTCTCCGTATGATGCGGAAAAAGGCTACGGTGTAGCGCAAATGATCGTTACGCCGCAGCACTAAGGAGGTTTTGCAGTGATATACAATAACGCACCACTTGCGTTTGAGGTGACGAGCAGGACGAAAACGAATATAAAAACCGCAATACAGTTCAGCACGCAAGACATCGATACGGCGCGGTTACTCTTCTCGCTAACTAAGGATGGCGTCCCATTGCCATTGTCTGCTGTTACCGGGAAGCTTGTCATGTTCACGGCGGACGGAAGTCGGTTCATAAGAAGCGTAGAGATCACGGATAAAGTCGAAGGTGTTGCGCAGTACGTTCTGTCAGCCGAAGAGATCCGACACAGTGGCGATGTGCAGGCGGAACTTTACCTGTATTATGCCAATAAGCAGGCGCTTTCCATCCATAAGTTTTCGTTTACCATCGACAAGGCACTGATTGATACAGATATCGTACCGTTGGCGGAATACTACGTGGATGACTTCGAAGCGTTGCGCCAACAAATCAACGACTTATACGACGAAGTGGTCGAAACAGTCGAAGAGCTGCGCAAGAAATTCGAAGACCTCGAAAATATTGAAACGAAAGAAGGAGCGCAAGCAAAAGCCGATACTGCGGAAAAGAATGCGAAGTCCTATACGGACACTCATACGAAAAGGACTGACAATCCGCATAGCGTAACGAAATCGCAAATCGGTTTGGGGAACGTTGAGAACGTGAAGCAGGAGACGCCGGATGGTGCGCAGGAAAAAGCCGACAAGGCCTTAACGGACAGCAAAGCGTACACGGACGAACACACAGGTCGGACTGATAACCCGCACTCAGTGACGAAAGACCAGATCGGACTTAGTAACGTCGACAACGTTAAGCAGGCGCCTCTCGACCAATTCCGGGCCCATGATTCCAATAGCATCCGTCATACTTCGCAGGTTGAGAAGGACAAGTGGAACGGATCGCAGTTGTTTAAATTGACGCAGGATACTGGCGCGGCACAGTACATGACGGGCATCGATTTTAATACGGTAACAGATACCGGCTTCTATTACATGAGCGGCGCAACGACGGCATTGAATGCGCCGGTAAATAACAACGGATATCTTCTCGTTCATAACTACAGCACGTACGCGTATCAGGAATACACGTCATATAGCAGCAATGATTCGACGTCTTCCGGCCGGCGGAAATTTATGCGTAATAAGGTCGCGAGCTCGGATTCATGGACGTCATGGCGCGAGCTTGAATCGGTAGAAGGGGCGCAATCAAAGGTAGATATCCACGCCAACAGAACGGACATTCACGTTGTACAGGCGGATAAAGACAAGTGGAATAGTCCGTGGGTCGCAACGTGGAATAACGTTACTTTGATTAACGGCGCGCAGCAAAACACCGGCTATCCGTTTAAGTTTTCCGTTGCGAATAACGAAATTAAACTGAGAGGCACGTTCGGCTCGCTGCCGGCCGCCGGTACGACGGTAGCGAAATTCACGTATAAGCCGACGCAGCTCGTAGATTTCGTCGTTCCTACGATTGGCTCTTACGGGACGGCCCGGTTCGCATTTACGACGGACGGCGAATTACGGTTCGATGGGCTTTCCGCAACCGACTCGGCTAGCGTTACGCGTGTGTCCTTTAATATCGGTATCCCATTATGGTAAAGGAGGAAATAAGAATGCACGTTTTATACTACGACAAAAATTTCGACTATGCCGGCGAAGAAGATATCGATGTAGAAGTGCTGCCGCCAAACAGTACGGACGTATTGCCCGATCCGTCGATCATCTCGCCGCGATTCGATAAGAAGAAAAACGTATGGGTCGAGGCGGCGACGGAGGAATACAAAGAGAGCATTAAGCCCGATCCGCCGGCTCCGAATGAAATCGAGAATCTTCAAAAGCAGATAGCGGATTTATATTATCTTATCGCGACAGGAGGAAACTAAATGACTTGGTATCTCCGTATCAAAAATCTTTACGACGCCGGCCTCTGGACGAAGAAGCAAGTTCACGACACTGTCGGAGCTGGCCGGATAACGCCGGAAGAATACGAGAAAATCACCGGGGATGTTTACGATCCAAACAAGCCTCCTATCGAAGAACCTTCGGAAGAAACAGGCGGACAGGAGGCGTAGTTATTGAACGGCGGCGAATTAGACGTACTCAAATATTTTTTAACGCAGGGACCGTTCGCGGTCCTTTTTACGTGGCTGCTGATTTACGTAATGAAGTCGAACAGGGAGCGTGAATCGCGGCTACAAGATCTACTCGATAAATTTAGCGATAAGTACGACGTCATCATCGACAAGATCGATAGGCTCGAAGAAAAATTCCGCGGAAGAGAATAATCGAATTAACGCAACACGCCCGTCAGGTGAGAGTCCCGGCGGGCTTTTTTAATACCAAAAACGAAAAGGGGACGATTTAATGGCGATTTTAGTGCGTAAGAATCTAGTGTCTGCGAGTAAGTATTCGATTAAGTGTCCGAATTCAATGGATGCGCAATACATCACATTTCATAATACGGCCAACGATGCTTCAGCGGATGCAGAAATCCGATATATGATCGGAAACAACAACGAAGTGTCTTACCATTTCGCAGTAGACGATACGGAGGTCGTTCAGGGCATCCCGACAGACCGTAACGCATGGCATACAGGAGATGGTAGCGGCGCAAATTCCGGAAACCGGACGTCTATTGGCGTGGAGGTTTGTTACTCGAAATCAGGCGGCGCCAAGTACGAAGCAGCCGAAAAACTGGCGATCAAATTTATTGCGCAATTGCTGAAGGAACGCGGATGGGGAATCGATCGTCTGCGCAAACACCAAGACTGGTCCGGCAAATACTGCCCGCACCGTGTGTTAGCGGAAGGCCGTTGGGAAGCCGTAAAAGCGGCAATCGCAGCGGAACTTAAAGCACTTGGCGGTAAGTCTTCCGTAAACAAGCCAACCAAAACATCCGGGTCGACATACACCGTAAAGAGCGGCGATACTTTGTCCGAAATTGCGGTGAAAACAGGCGTCAGTATGGCGAAGTTACAAGCATATAATGGGATTAAGAATGCGAATAAGATTACGGTCGGCCAAGTGTTAAAGCTGACGGGGGCGGCCGGCTCTTCTAAACCGTCATCCAGCGGTAAGAAATACGTTTACCTTCCGGCTTCTGCCGACTCATGGCGCATCTATCCGACCAACAAGGCGCCAGTCAAAGGGAACGAATGCGGCTTATTGCGTCCTAAGAAATTCGGTGGCCTGAAGTACGAGGTTCTCGGAAATCCGCAGACCGACGTGTACACGATTAAGACGGATCAGTTCGGCAAGGTAAACGTTTATGCTGCGAAGTCCACAGGCGCAACAGTAAAGTAAACGAAAAGGGAGACGATATTATGGAAGAAGTATTAATTTTCGCGACTATCCTCGCGCCCATCTTAACGGCGCTCGTTCAACTCGTTAAGAAGACGATTAAGCTGCCGACGAATATTGTGCCGGCTCTCAGTTTCGTCATCGGTATCGGATTGGGCGCGATCGCCTATCCGTTTACGGATCTCGACTTGGTGCTGCGTTTATGGGCCGGTGGCTTTGCGGGTCTGGCCGCGACGGGTCTTTTCGAAATCGGAACAAAACGAGAGGGAACTACGAAATAAAATAACGGAACTTTTTGCGAGCGCTTGCGTATGAATACGTAGGTGTCCGTTTACATAACGAACAGGTATTGCGGAAAAAGATGGTCGGATAGTATAATTTAACTACGAATAGGGGAGGCGTGGAATTTGGTTAAATTTATTCAATGCGTTGGATGTGCTATACTTGTAGTAGGTATTATCGCTTTTTTGTATCTTGGATTCGGCTTGAAAACATATACACCGGGTTTATCGGAAGGCTATACGTATGCCGAACCGCACCCGCTACGATGGATTTACGCTACGGCCTCCTTTTTAGGGGCGGCTTTCTTCGGCAGCGTGCTCATCGGGCTGGCTCGTATTTTACACCACAAGGAATCCGATTCTAGTTACATTCGAGAAATACAAAACGACCTCCGCCTGATGAAAGCGCGCGAGGGAATTTCGAAATAATAAACAGCCCTATCCTTAACCGGATGGGGCGTTTTTTTTGTGCACATGTGGATAACAACGCTTGTCATTCGAGGAAAGTTTGGGTATTATGGTGTTAACGAGATTCGTCGCTAGGAATACGCGGCGTTAACAATCTAAACGAATAATAACAATCGTACAAATCGTACATAAACGTTGATATGATCGGGTTTTCATTTAACGTAAACTGATCGTATGATTCACCATTGACAATCCGAATGCCATCGCTTCCTGCGGCTGCGGTTCTTCTTTCCGCACGGCCAAAAATGCCGGTACGCCGGAAGAGTGCTAAGGGATTCATAGGATTAGTGATGACGTCTTTCTTTTCGATGGAACTTACACCGTCGTTAAGGAAGGCGTTTTTATTATAGCGGAAAATCAAATATCGCGGATAGTTGCGGGGCAGGCAATTCTTTTTAATAAAGAAAACCCGCTTCTGTTGAGCGGGTTTTACTTTTTCAAAGATGTTATTCAATTGTATGTTTCATTGCATTGTACATATTTTCCACGTGCTCATCAGCTTGATCCCGTGACATGCGCAGCCGTTCCACTGAAGAACCATAACCGATTTCTTGTTTGCCCTCTTTAAGTCCTTTAAAAATCCCATCAGCGAATTCATCTAGCGGTTCGCCTTGAGTATGCAGCCCTGCTCCGCCTAAATCCGTATTCACTGCCGGAGGCGCAACTTCAATAACTTCTACAGATGAATCAGAAAGCTGATGTCTCAGACTCATCGTAAATGAATGAAGTGCCGCTTTCGTTGCTGAATAGATCGGAGCAATGGCAAGCGGTGTAAAAGCTAATCCGGATGTGACGTTAATGACAGCCGCATTTTCTTTTCCGGCAAAAACCGGGGCGAACAACATAGACAGATGGAAGGGAGCTTCAATGTTCGTGGTGATTTCTTTATTGAAATAATCCCAATTGTCCTTCGCATCTGCTTTTAATACATGAAACCGCTGCTGAATCCCCGCGTTGTTCACTAGCACATTCACTTCCGGATGGTTCTCTGTCACCCAATCAAACAATGATACACGTTCAGATGGAATGCTCAAATCACTGACATAGGTAATAAGTTCCGGACATTTTTCTTTTGCTTTTTGAAGAGCATGTTCACGGCGTCCGGTAATGATGACTTTATTTCCCGCTTTGACAAAGCGTTCTGCGAAAGCCAATCCTATCCCGGCATTTCCGCCTGTAATCAGTATTGTATTTCCTGTTAGTTTCATTTTAACTCCTCTTTTCCAATTGTTTTCTCATTTCTTTGACAAACATTCACCGCTTTCAAGTCGAAGTTCAATTAACTACTATCCAATCAATATATTGCTAAAATAACCGTTTCAAGGATCGAAACATTACGCACAATCAACAGCAGCAGTGATTCTGTAAAATTGAATTTTGTGCATCATCGGAAAACCGCCAAAACTATTCTTTCCTTGTCACAGGATAATGATACGACTTTAAGTATGGTTTAAGTCAACAAAAAACTTGTGTTGCCGTTCCGGTTAAAAAGGATAAAGTCTGGGATTTTTCTTGATTACCATATAACATTGGATAAGAGGTAGTGCTGATTATTATAAGCCATGTAAAAGGATGGGAGACTTATGCAGGAAGAAAACGCCATTGTTATCAGACCGCTCAGCCTGAATGATGCAGAGCGGGAACTGGTTCTGCAGACGGAAAACCGCATGTTTTTTGAACAGTTTGCCATGTCGAGACAAGAGGACTTTTATACGCTGGAAGGCCGGAAAAAACGAATTGAACAATCACTGAAAGATGCGGAAAATGATACAGAATACAGCTTCGGCATTTTTCTTCAGGATCAGACCCTGATTGGCACGATCAGTCTTTTTCAGGTGGTTCGGGGCTCCCTCCAAAGCGCTTTTATCGGTTACTTTTAA